GGAAGTAGGGATCAACGATAACGTCGAACTTCTTACTCAGTGAACCAACCTTGACGGCACCAACGGAACCAGCCTCGTCATCAGCAGTAACTGATGCGCGGAAACCAGCGGTAAACTCAAGGACGTCGGCAACTTCAGGTCCGCAGACGATGAAGTTAGCTCCGCCTCGTAGAGTCTTACGATGGATTTGTGCAGAAACGTCGTTGATTGTCTCAACGAGAGTCTCATACCATTCGCTAACCGTACCGGTGAAGTCGGGAGCCGCAGAGGACGCACCGATTTCAGTACCATTAGTTCTGTGAAGGAACATACCAGGCGAACGAGACCAGTAGTAGGTACCGGCAGTTGAACCGTTAACAAGATCCGCAAGGATCTCACGGTCAATCTCAAGAGCAATTTGCTCAGAGAGAATACCAGTTAACTCGACCTCGGCATCCAGGTTGTGATAGGCATTAAGATCCTGTCCCAACTCCGGCGTCCACTTGGCCTTGAGCTTCTTGGTCTGCGCGGTAACAGCAATGCTGTCCACCTTGATGTCGATCTCAGGGATCAACTCACTTCCCTCAAGTCCCCATTCGGTTTGACCGACAACAGAACCAGCGGCACCGCCGGCGGCAATATCATCGTTCTGTGGGAAACTCATGGAAAGGCTACCAGTACTGAGAGCTACGGCTGTAACATCCACAGACGTAACCCAGCGCATCTTCAACTCACCGTTCGTACGGTTGCTACCGGTTGTAACGGTTGTCAAACGACGAACAAGCTGCGTATCAGCAGCGGTATGAGTGGTACTGGTGAAGTCATTCAGAGATGTAACCGACGCAGAGATTGCACCCAAGTTAAGGTAGTCAATCTGTGAGCCATCGCCAAGAGCGTCAATACGAGATTTTGGCATCTCAATCTCAAGCACATAACGACTTGCACCACTAAGAGCCATAACATCGGGATCATAATTGATATTTTTGGCGCCCGTAGTAGAAGCGCTTGCTCCATCACCGATCAACCAACCAGATGCAGTAAGAGCACTTGAGGTTAGGGCGATTGAACCAGACGGAGAACCATAGGCATAGCCTCTGGCGCCCACTGTGCGCGGACCAGAAAGATCCTCGCGAAAGGCTCCTACTAAGTTCACACCACCGGTGACTTCCTTGCCGACCCTGTCGGTACCGTAAATTGACTTATCTGCGTCGTTACCGAAACGTGAGTTAATCGAAGTCGATGAACCAATGTTCGGTGAATACACAAAGTCAAGGAAAAAGATGAGACCTGAAGGTAGGCTCATCGGCTGTACACTAACGAGATCGTTAGCGATTAAGCCTGCGAAAACACGACGGACAATGGGGAATGCGACGGCCGCGAAGCCCTCAACATCACCACTAGCCATAGCGGAATTTTCGCGTAGTAATTCTTTTGCTTGATTTTCAAGCAAGCGAGCCATAGACTGCTTATGACGATCTGTATTTAGACCTTCAAGTAAGCCTGTCCTCTCCCACTTTGAGAGAAGAGCGTGTCCTTCGGCGCGCATATCTCGATTGACCATACCTTCGGTCAATCTTTCTATAATGCTAGACATTTTAAAATCACCTCCTTATAATGATTGTTTGCTTTATTATTATTTTATTCCAGCTAATCTTTTCATGCGATCCTGGAAGGGATCAGATGAAGGCGACTCTTGACGAGTAGCCCTTAATACAGTAGCCCGACGACCAATTGCCTCGCTCAGTGATTGTGGGCTTTTCTTTGTTGGAGCAGCCTCCACTGTGCTTTGAAGCGTTTCGTAGATCGTTCTTGCTTCTGTTACTGAACCGGCGCTGGAAATAGCTTCGACAATTCTTTCTTTTTGTCGCTCATTCAGGGAGGTATTTCTCAATACACGGTTCGTATAGAGCAAGCGAGCGTTGGAGAGATTTACATCTTGCAAATTCTCTTTTAGCTCTTTAAATGCTTGCTCATATTGATTGTTTTGCTCGTTGAGTTGTTTATTCTCAAAAACTAACTCTTCTTGAGCTTTCTTCAAAACTTCTAAATCTTCTGCCACATCTGTACTTCTACGATGTGCTAATTCTTTTTCGATGGCGTACTTCATATCTGCCGATGAGCGTCCTGCCCAACCGGTCAGATCGGCGCCCATATCGACTGTAAGCTTTTCCATAATGGAGTCAACTAAGGAGTCCATGTCAAGATCTTCGAGCGCGAGGGCCTCTTCGGCATCGACGGCGGCGGCTTCTTCTTGCGCTGGTGCGTCCACCGTGGCTGCAATTCCTTCAGCCTCTTCCAATTCCTCTTCTTCCTCTGCGAGAAGGGCGCTTAAAAAATTTTCGTCCAAATCGACGGATTCTTGCTCTTCCGCCTCAGACATTAAGCCTGAAATTGACTCTTGTAGCGCGCCTAAATCAATATCAAGCTCCACTTCTTCGCCACTCTTGGAAAAGTTCTTTAAATTCTTACCTTGGAGACCTCCGAAGTCATTGGTGGCGGCAAGAGGAATCTCTTCCTCTGAAATCTCTTCAGCTTCAGGGCCTTCTTCTGCTGAGGTGCCTTCGGCCGGGGGAACATCTGCTCCTGCAGCTGGGTCTTCTTCTGCGCCGCCTGCAGCTAACGGATCAAATCCGAGGTCTTCTTCTTGTTCAAGAAGCTGGTCGAGCGTTTCTCTAACTTCGTCAGAGTACTTCTCGATAACTCTGGTTTCAGCATTCTTTAGTGCTGCTTCGCGCAAGGCTTTTGCGTCTACAATAGCTTCATTGAGCAAATTGGACATAAATCATCTCCTAAACTGATAGTAGTTCAAAAATAAATAGTATTATTTAAGCGTAAAGTACATTATTCACTTCGTTTATTTAATAATCCAAAAAAAAGAAGATATCCCTCTTTTGAGGGGCACCTATAAAGAATAATTGAATAGAAATTCGAATTATACAATACCCCAGACTTTCTCAGCAAGATAAATAAAGGTAATTGATCCGTAGGGAGACTGAAGAACAACCGAAGTTTGGCCATCAATCCTATCGACGGCGGAGCCACCAGAACCACTTCTACTGATAGTGATTCCTTGGCCGGCAGCCAGCGGACCAGTATCCTTAACGGTGATAGTATCACCAACGCTACTAGCGGAACCAGTCGGAAGAGTGGCACTGCAGCCCTCAGCACCAGTAAAGTAGTTATAGCCCACCGAAAGCACTTCCGTCGAGCGTACGCTCGCGGTCACGCCCAAGGTCACCGCATTGCTGGTTGCAACCAATTGGTTGTTTGTGACTGAAAGACCAGCACCAGCAATATCAGTACAGAAAGAACCAACGTTTACGTTTTTAACCGTACCGTCGCGACCATCATTGAAGAAAAGGCCGTCGTTAGCGACAACCAAAGCGGTGTCGGCTGTGATACCAGAAAACTGAACTGTTCCAGCAAGCAGGGTGTTACCCGTAGATGCGATGGTTGCCTTACCATTGTTGATATCAAGGGTTGCGCCCTTAACAGCAGCGGAACTAGAGATGTCTCCTACCGCAACCACAACGCCGCTGGAGGGTGCAAGAATAATATCGGCACCCGAAGCGACGGTTAAATCAGTACCATCGCTGACAACGTATTCGCCTCCATCTGCAAACCGAATTTTCTTACTGGTATTCATCAGAAGTGTGCCGGCGGAACCATCAAATCTACCGATTTCTTGTGCGCTATTACCGTGAAAAATAATATCACCATCGTGATTTGAAGAACTCATAATACTATCACCACTACTTTGAATAACGTTAAGATTTGTGGCCAAGGTTGCCGTCCCAGAAACGCTAAGTGTGCTTCCAAGTGTGGTTGCTCCTGCAATCTCTAAAGTGCTGGAGCCTGATATTGCGCCGGCTGAACTCACGGTCATGACACCATTGTTGACATCAAGGGATGCTCCCTTGACGGCAGCGGAAGACGAAACGTTTCCTAACGCATACAGTGCGCCGGCTGAACTCACGGTCATGACACCATTGTTGACATCAAGGGATGCGCCCTTAAGAGCAGCTGAAGACGAAATAATACCTGTTGAGGTAATCGTAGTGCCGGCAAGGAAAGAAGATCCCGAAATCACACCGCCGGCTGTAATGGTATCATCGATATCAAGACTGTCGGCCGAAACGGCCGCGGACGAAGAAATAGCGCCAGCTGCAACCACTGCGCCAGCCGCATCAACGGTAAGAGCGCCACCACTAATATCAAGAGTTAAGAACCGGCCGGCTCCTGAACCGGAAATCGAGCCAAGAGCTTCAATCGTGTCTTCCGTAATTAGAGACATATCGCCGACCATGGCGCCTGTTACAAATTTATATGACATATTTTAAAACCCTCCATTTTATAGTTTTTATGTTTGTCTATATGGGCGAACAGCTAAAATATACCAAGCTATCCATTCATAATTAGTTTAACGCCTATAGGTAACATCCTAATATATAAAATATTTATTGGAGCCGTTGCAATAAAGGGACACGGCGGCATAATTAGACTGCAAAACTACTGTATTTTGGCCATCGATTGTATCAGCTCCAGAGCCCGAAATTGTGATATTGTTGGCTTGTGCGTGACCATGTTCATCCTTAAACACAAACGTCTGGCCGTCTGTACACGTGCTAGCTGCAGCGAGCGTAAGCTTGATACCACCAGAACCAGATCCCACGCCAACATAATAATCAGAATTGCTTACTGCATAATTTGCTGTGGTGATCACTCTTTTGTGGACGAGACCACCACTTAAATATGTTGTGCCGCTAACCTCTAACTTCTGGCCCGGAGTTGTCGTTCCGATGCCGACATTCCCACTAGAACTAGCATGCAGGGCGACGGTGCTACCGTTATAGTTTACAACCGTAAGGCTACCAGTGCGGATGTGTCTGTCATCATCTGTATTTCCAAAGTAAGTTGATCCGGTGGAATCAATCTCTGTTACGTTCTCAACGTGATAATGACTGGCTGAGACTGTGCCAGAAACAACAAGAGTCCCCGTAAGGACTAAAGTATTTGCGGAGTAACCCCCATAGGCACCCGTGTAATACGTAAAGTT